AGATCCTAAATATTGGAACTCTGCACTTGTTACTGAACCATCCGCTATTTTTGTAGCATCAATAGCAGCAGATGCCTTGATGTTTGCATTTTCAATATTGGTAATACTATTACCTGTGCCATCTGCATCTATTGTTTTGTTTGTAAGTGTGTCTGTAGAACTAGCAGTAATACCACCAATATCTGATAGTACTTCAGCAGTTGATCTACTTTCTAATCCGTTTGCAGTAAACCTAGCGTATTCATCATCGGCAACACTAGCACTATCAACCTTAACTGCGTTTGTATTACTAATACCAAAAGTAAGTGATGCTTGTCCACCAATATCACTAAGTACTTCACTAGCTGATCTACCTTCAATAGATGTACCTGCTACTCTAAGAAAATCATCGTCAGCTACTCCACTTGTAAAGATAGGAATATTAGTATCTGATATACCGAATGTTAATGAAGCCTGTCCACCGATATCACTTAAGACTTCTGATGTGCTTCTACTCTCTAAACCATTAGCAGTGAATCGTGCATACTCATCATCTGCTACTGAACTACTATCTACTTTAACAGCATTAGTATTAGAGATTCCAAAAGTTAATGCAGCTTGTCCGCCTATATCAGAAAGTACTTCTGCTGTACTTCTGCTTTCCAAACCTGAAGCTGTAAACCTTGCGTACTCGTCATCAGCTACAGAGCTGCTGTCTACTTTGA